GGCTTCTTACGATTTCTGTGTCCTTTGTAATCTACCAGAATGTCTTTTCTGAAATTACAGCTATCACTAAAGAATAAAATCGGTTCAGAGAAATCAAATTTGGATAATATTCTTTCTATATCTCTTTTTACACAGTTATAAGCATCGGAAAATAGAGAAGTAACTAAAATAACATCATTACCAAAGTCAATCTCTGATTCTGCTGCTGCTGTACATTTATATACAACATAATCAGCATCAATTAATAATTTTGGGATCATTTCCAAAAGTCCTCCCAACCTAAAGGTGCTTTACCTTTTATCCAACGTACTTCCTCTGTATAAGGGTGTACTAAGACAACAGTTTCTGTAGCTCTACCCATGTGACTATTAGCACCAAAGTTGCCTTGTCCGTTTACTGTTGCACTTTTAACATCAACAGCTAGTAGAGAACCATCTGGTTTTTGTAATACCATGTCAGTTTTACCAGTACATCCGACATTTCTAAAAACTTCAGCACCTCTTTTCCAAGCTGCAAGTACAGCTATTAGTTCAGCTGCATCACCTTGTCGGCTATTTTGTAAGTTTTTAATGGACTTCTGCCCAGTTTTTTCCAGATTGGGCTTCTGCTGCGATAGGTATTCGCATGTTGTAGTATTCTCCAGCTCTAATTGCTGAATTTTCGAGGGTGAACTTAAGGTCATTTACATAGTTAGGTTTACATTCAAATTGAAGCTCATCATGTACAAAGGCTAATTGATATGCCTCTATACCTACTTCTTTGATCATCTCATGGGCTATGACCATCCATCTCTTAGCTATAATTCCAGCTGAGCATTGAAGTAAATAATTAAGAGCCTTGTGAGTGCTATCTACTTTTACTTTACGTTTGTCAATAGCAAAGATCTCACGGTCGGAAGCCCGCTTCTTAATAGCCGATAGCAACTCTGATAGTCCAGGGATTGCAGCAACGAAGTCGGCACGTACTTTCCTTCCCTTAGCTTTAGCCTTATCTGATGATAGTTGTTTGTCGATTGACAATCCGATTTTTTCATCTCCTGCTCCATATAAAAATGCATAAGTTACAGTCTTTACAGCACGTCTAGAGATTCCAATAGCGTCTGCGTTGACTTGGTGTATGTCTCCGTTAAGGAGGATGTCTGCGTATCTACCACCATCATATCGTGCAAGATAATGGGATAATACTCTAAGCTCAATGCCAGCAAGGTCAGCCCCGACCATAACCATGTTTGGTGAGGCAGTAAATAGTTTTCTAAATCTTTCATCTGAGGGGACTTGAGCTAAATTTGGCTTACGGTGAGCACATCTAAATGTGTTCGTAGCCACAGAACAATGGTGGTGTATCCTA